AGACGCAGCAAAATTAATAAATAAGTTATTACGGAGACAATTCCTTGCAAAAACGCACAAGAAGTTTACTGGCTGAATTAGATAGCATTTCTACACAAAGAGATCGTGAGAGCTTTGTGGAAAGCCGTGCGACTAATCTTATTCATAGTGCTATCAATTTGGTATCTTTTATCAAAGAGCACTATGATGCTGAAACAGCAGGTGAACTAGAACGCCGCTTATTGAATAGTATTCGTAGCGGCGATGCGTCTAAGTTTGTCCGTGGCATCAGGAAGATTAAAGATGAAGGTCAATGATTTAACCAACGAGGGTATTAAAGATCTCTGGCAAAAAGCACAGAGTAAAATACAAGGATGGCAAGCAGGCCGCCAGGCAGCACAATCTGCAAGTGAACTCGACAGAGATGCAAAAGATATTATGAAGCAGACTCTGTTTCCAGCCTGGAATAAATTTTTAATCAGTCAACCAGGTTATCAAAATTTAACGTCGGTACAATTAAATGATCTAATTGTTAACTGGATCAACAATAGATGGAAGGACCGTGTTACCACTTCAAATATTCCAAATCCAACTATTCAAAATGCCAAAGATACTCGTGGAATGTACGATTATCTTTTACAGAGAACTAGAGAATACTTGACTGCATCTCCTGGAATGAAATCGGCGGCGCCACCACCACCAGCGGCACCCAAGCCGACCCTAGCACCCGACACTAAGATTGTTAATCTTGATCCGATTATTATAAGATATCGTAATCAAGATTTTTCTTTGGATGATACAGGTAACTGGGTCATGAATAATTCTAAGAAACCTATTTCTCAAGCCTGGCAGAAATTTTTAGATCAGCAACACGATGTTGCACTGAAATCTAATGCAGTACCAGTTCCTGAAAGCGTTCAATTGGCTGAAGGTGGTGCAGCCGTGTCTAATGCCGAACCTGTTAACAAAGAAGACGTGGCCAATGTAGTTACACTGGCTAAAAGTCATTTACCACCGCAATTGGCCAAATACTTGCAAACTGACATTGGTTCTGCAGGATACAAAATTGCTTCAGGCGATATTGATTTAATGGTTGATGCAGATCAAGTAATTGAATTCTTTAAGACTGCCGAAGCCAAAGATCCTACACTGGCAGCCAAGCGCATGCTGCAAAACTATTTTGAGAATCAAGGTCTTGAGGCCAATGTTCGCGGTCGCAATGTTCACGTGGGCATCAAATATAAATCACGTGGTTCAGACAAGGTAAAAATTGCACAAGTTGATGTAATGATTATACCTGAAGCAGGCATAGTCGCACCTTGGCATCAGCATGGACTGCGTGGGCAATACGCAGACCCTGAGTTCAAGGGCAGTGAATTGTTTATGTTGATTAGCAGTATTGCCAAGGCATTAAATCTAAAGTTTGATGCTTTTGGTGGCAAACTAATGAACAGAGAAACTGGCGAAGTAATGGCTAGAACAAGACCTGAAGTAGCCAAGATTTTATTAGGTCCTCGTGCCAAGGAGAGCGACCTCGATAGTGTAAAAAGTATTTTGCGAGCACTAGAAAATGATCCCGACAAGGAACAAAAACTTGCACAGGCACGCCAGGACTCGTCTAAGGGTCTACTACGTTTGCCTGAAGTTGCACCGGCAGGCACAGCCGCTTGGTTTAATGATCAAGTGAATAAATTGTTATGAAACAATTTTACGAGTATCTAGTAGAAGCAGCCGAAGGTCCTAGAATTCCGCATCCTGAGGACAGCATTTTTGACGGAAGTGCTGCCGCGACCAAATATCTTAGTGCGTTAAATGAAGTAACGCAAAACCCACAAAAATCTAGTATTAAATGGGACGGAGGAATCGCTCTTTACTTCGGCCGCAATCCTCAGGGGCAATTTGTATTGGCTGACAAATACATGCCAGCCAAGGGTGTTTATCCTACTAGCCCCGAAGGATGGATTGAATATGATCGTGCACGTGGTGCCAATCGTGGTGACCTTTACGACAAAATTAAAACTATTTGGTCAGGACTAGAAGCCGCTGTAGGTGACACGCCTGGAATTTTTAAAGGCGATCTAATGAGTGTAGGACAATTACAACCAGTTGATGGTAAATTTGTTTTTACTCCTACCACAGTAGAATATCGTATTCCCGTAGATTCAGCAATGGGTCAACTAATTGCTGGCAAGGTTGGTGTGGTTGTGGTACACAAGTATCAAGATCAACCATGGGACGGTCGCACAGGTTTAACCAATGCAGGTAACGTGGCCATACTTCCACCTACTGCCAATTTGACATTTAAATTAACAGATATTCCTGCGGTGTCTACCAGTGCCAAACAGGCCGAGCAGGCATTGACCTCTCAAGGTGCTGCTGCCGATCAATTTTTAAATGGATTATCTAAAGTAGCTCGAGAATCACTAAAAACTTATACTAACCGATACATTACAGGTCAAACCAAAGAAAGTGTTGATCAATGGTTAAGAAATAACATCAGCGACAAACAATTTCAGGTATTAGTTGGCGACAACAACGATGGATATCTTGTCAAGAACAAGGCAGGATTAACTGCGCTGTTTAATATTTGGAACGCAATATATCAGTACAAAGTCAATCTAGTTAATCAATTTGAGTCTCAAATTCAAGGCTTTGAACAATATACTGCTGGTCATCCCGGCGGCGAAGGATTTGTTTTCCCCAGTAGTCATGGGTTAATCAAGCTAGTTAACCGTCAAACCTTTGGTGGTGCACATTTTAGTAAACAACGTTAATTTTTATCAGTTTGATAAATAAATTTATACGCGAAAGCGTTATAGATAGAAAAGGAAAATATCATGGCCGTATTTACAAGAGTTAATGGCGCTGCTGCTCCAATGGAGCAAGTAGGACGCGACCTATTTTTTAAGACCTTCACCAAGGGTACTGCAATGTCTCAAGCTGATCTAGAAGCTCTAGTTCAAGCTGTACAAAGCACTTCTACAATCACTGCTATCGGTGCTTTCACTGCTGGTAGTTCTACCGCAGTTAACATGATCATCGAAGGTGCTGACATTTCTAATGCTGCTAACACACCAGTTACTGGCATCACAACCAGCACATTATCGTTCTAAACTAAGTTTAGTTGATCATACAAAGCCCCAGCAATTGGGGCTTTTTTATGGCCGTAAAAAATGTCAATAAATACTGACATGAGTGAACAAATAACACGCATAGCAGTTTATTCGTTAATTGACATTACAGCCACAGGTGCGAAATCTAAATCAAACAATCAACTTGAAAGAAATCAACAAAGAAATTGGGAAACAGTTTATCAGATCATTGGACTAAGAACACAAGTTGCAGTTGAAGTTTTTCCAACTGATCCCAAATTGGTTAACCTTGAATCTCACAATTTTGGTAGTTATTATTCTGGTTATCATAAATGTTGGAAGTTTATTTTCACTGTTGAACCCACAGATCTATATGGGGATCATAACGATCCCGACCGAATTTTAAGACAGGATTTTGACAACATACCCATAATCACCGGTTTGACTGAATCTGCAGCACTAATAGACCCTATAATTTACACTGACGGAATACTTAAGAACATCTATTTTCGTATTTCGAAACAAAAAGAGTAAATAATACAAATTGGTATGAACCGAAAGGAAAGTTTTTATGCCACCAGGTAGTTCTATTGAAAAGAAAAGTTTAGAAGCGCACGTCGAGTTATGTGCTGAACGTTATACAACATTGCAAGCTAAACTAGATAGTCTTGGTGCTAAAGTTGCAGCTTTAGAAAGTCATGTGCTTTTTATCCGAGAAGCCCTGGCTGGTACTCCAGGTAAGTCGAGCAAAATGATTATTACCATTGGTACAACAATTATAGGAGTGCTAATAGCCGGACTTATTACAGCCATTGTGGCTCTGTCGCGATGAAAATAATCGAATTAACTAACCACATTCAAATGCCCATTACCAATGAGGAATCGGATCTGCTGGGTAAATTTCGAACTAACGAAACAGTAGTTTTAAAATCCGATCTAGATCCCCGCGAGCAAGTATTAGCTTCACAATTGGTAAACAAAGGTGCGCTAATTAGAAAAAACAATAATGGTACAATCGAATTCTTTAGATACTTCAACAATTGAAAATTTAGTAAAAAGGGCAGTAGATTATCTACGTCAATGGACGGGTCACGAGCTTGAAACTATTATTACTCGATCATTAAAAGACAGCCGTCCTATTATTGCCGAAATTGGCAAGCAGGTGTATCTAGTAGGGCACTATTGCATTCGTCAAGTTGATAATAAATGGTGGCAGGTAATTTATAGATACAGTGACAACGATGGGCATTATTTTGCCAATCGGACTGCTGCTGTTTGTTATGCAGTTTGCCAACAAACTGGCAAATTAGTGCTGGCGGATCGTATACTAAAACTAGATCAAGACGTTGGTAGATTTTTAATAAAAACGGACTTCTTCAAGGCCCGTTTTTATCAAGCACAGCAAAAAAATAATCTAGCCAAGGTTGATCTTTTTAAAAACAGATATTTTGAAGCTAAAATTCGGTTAACTGAAGCCCAGCATCAACTTGAGAAAAGTTTGAAATCGGCTAAATACTTTTAATCCACTAGGAAATAAGAATTATGAACCTAAAAGATATTAATCCAACCCCAACATCTAAAAAGATGAACTCCCTTATGAATAGCCGATTTGGTTTTCAAATTGACTATAATCGTTTGAATGTCGGTCGTGCACTAACACTAAGCAACAGCATTGGTGAAAGTCTAGATCGCATTCGTCGCAGTTATGGTGTTCACACTGCTGAAAAGAATCCCAAGTACATGGAACTTCTAATGGTGCGTGAAAGCCTTGACAAATGGATTAAAGAAAATCGTTCTTTAATGGAAGGCGAGCTAGGTAAGAGCGAAGCCATTCTAGCTGCCAAGGATATGGTTGATAGCCTACAAGACATGGTTGAAAAAGTCAGCAAAATGCAGGCTGAGCAATTGCCCGCATTAATTGATACTATCCGTGATCAGATTGGTCTAGAAAATGCCGATCAATTTAAGAATTCCATGACTCAACTATTAGCTGATCTTGCATCTACATTAGGACAAGCTCGTGAAACTGCTGACGTATCTGCTCGTCAACTAGCCGGCGAGCCAGTTGCTGGTGCTCCGGCTGAAATGCCGTTACCCGGTGCTCCTGCAGGTCCAGAACCTAGTGACATAGATATGGAACCACCTGCTGACGAATTCGCCGGTACTGATGCTGCTGCCGGCGGAGAAGAACCTGTCGGTAGAGAAAAGCGTTAATGCGAGCCAGAGAATTTATTGTTGAAGGTATTTCCAGTGGTCCAGTACTGAGTAACTTATTGTCAGTACTGGACAATCTGCGTAATCGCTACGAAGTTCCACCACCTGTTAGAGTAGACAGTTTGGTTAACATGGTCAGAAAACTTCCCGGCAGTGAAATGTTTAACATAGATACATTGTTATCTGCGTATGAAACAAATTCAGCTTTAAAAAATCTTATCAAAGATGTTAAAGATGATTCCAACGGAGTTAAAGTCATCCATTTAAAACCTGCTCTGGATGTTATAGATCCTGAATCAGAAGTAGTTGCCGAGCCCGAAAAGCCAACCAAAATTTCTAGTCCAGAAAAAACTGTTGACCAAATGAGTCAACGTGCTCTAAAGCGCCGCTCATAATCTCGGTTGCATTGTTGATTAGTGTATGCTAGAATGCATACCAATATTAATCAATAACATGCTAGTAAACAAATACAATTACACAAACCTGAGTAGAGAAGCAGTTAATGGACATCGTCATTATGTAACACCAGATGGCCGACGTGTAGCCAGTGTTACAACAATTTTAGATGCGACCAAACCCGCCGAAAGCAAAATAGCCTTGGCTAATTGGAAAAAGGCTGTAGGTGAAAAACGTGCACAAGAGATTACCACCGAAGCTGCTAGTCGTGGTACACGCATGCATACCTACTTAGAAAAATATATCAAAGGCGAAGAATTAAAAGAATCCTTGCCCAATCCTTATGCTAATCAAAGTTTAAAGATGGCTAGGACTGTGATTGAAAAAGGTTTTGTTAACGTTAACGAAATCTGGGGCAACGAAGTAGCTCTTTATTATCCTGGGTTATATGCTGGAACCACCGACTGTGTTGGTGTGCATCTCGGTCAAGACAGTATCCTTGATTTTAAACAAACTAACAAACCCAAGCGTCGCGAATGGATTGACGATTACTTCTTACAGCTTACAGCCTATGCACTAGCACATAATGAAATTCACGGCACTAACATAAACAAAGGTGTTGTTCTAATGTGTGTACGACCACCAGAAATCTCACCAGGTCAATGGGGAGAGCCTCAGTACCAAGAATTTATTCTCGAACCAAAAGATTTTGAAACTTGGACACATCGTTGGTGGGATAGGGTAGCTGAGTATTACAAAAACAACTAAATACATCTATTAGGATGTGCTACCATGGCTGTGTTACAAGTATCTCAAATCCAAATTCGTCGTGGATTATTACAAGATTTAGGACAATTAAGCGCCGGTGAATTTGGTTGGGCCATTGATCAATTACGTCTGTTTATTGGAAATGGTACAACTGCCGAAGGTGCACCATACGAAGGCAATTCGGAAATTTTAACTACTAACAGTGATATCTTCACACTGCTAGGAAATTATAGATACAAAGGTCTTGTCAGTGGTTACGAAGTTGCCACTAATTTTTTTAGAACTTATCAAGACAAAATTGATGACTTTGTTAATGTCAAAGACTTTGGCGCTATGGGCGATGGATTTAACGACGATACTCAAGCCATACAAAAAGCCATTGACGAGCTATATGCTCGTCGTGCAGCTTTTGTTCCTATAACTACTCGCCGAACACTTTATTTTTATCCTGGCAAATATAAAATCACACAGTCATTGGTATTACCTCCGTATACATCGTTTCGTAATGCAGGTAAAGACAGTGTAATCATCGAGCTCACCTCCTCTACAGCTAATTGTGTTATTAGAACTGCTGATTCTACAGGAAAATTCGTTGGGCTGGGTCTTTCTAGTTTCTTAGGCCCTCTTGAAATTTCAGGAATCACATTCTCAACTGCTAATTCTAATATACCAATTGCAATTATTGATTCAGCCAAAGATGTTTCATTTTACCGTTGTCGATTCGATGGTACTGAACTGAATAATAATCCGCAGGCAATAAACAGTAAAGGTGTTTTGATTCAGTCAAGTGGTGCCACTACACGTTCGATATTTTTTTCAGAATGTGATTTTAATCGTCTAGGAACTACTGCTGAAGTTGCCAGCTTTATTGGAACCACTGATGTAAAATTTGATCGATGTGTTTTTTCGAATTCGTATCAAGGAGTTAGAATTTCAAGTACTGTGAGTAGTACCGTTGACGTTAAAGTAACTAATTCTGTGTTTAATTATATTTCCAGAGAGGCTATATTTTCTGGTAACACCGCTAACGGAGTAGTCAGTGCTTTCAACACATTTTTAAACGTAGGAAAAAATTATTCGGCGGTGGCAGCACCACTTACACCGGTAATCAAATTTGGTGGTAATGTCAGCTATTCCATTGGAGATATTCATTCCCGATTTGAAAATCAAAACGTTGCCATCGAATCTATACAATACGATCAAGGTAATGGATTCAGTACTGATGTTCAAGGAACTATGAAATTTGGAAATACCTTTCAGACCATTGGTAAAAGTATTGTATTCCCCGACCATACAACCGTAGACATTCCTGTGCCTCTGAATCAAAAGACCGGTACTTTTAATTACAGTATCGAACGAGGCAATAATAATCGTACAGGAAAAATTAAATTTGTGCTAAATTCTTTAGAACAAAAAATTGAGTTTCATGAATCATACAGCGAAATAAATCCAGTAGGAGTCGAAATAAATGTTATATACAATGCCTCTCTTCCATATATAAGATGTGCCGCTGACAATTCAGGTAACGCACTAGCAATTACCTACGATATTAAAAATCTTCAAACTTCGATTTAATCTCAAAAATAACTATGTGGAATCTCAAGCCGACTGAACGGCTTCATGAGTGGAAGGCTTTTCGCAATCAAATTAGCGATTTACCTTTGGATCAGGCAATCACAGAAACTGCTCACTTGTGGAGTTATGCACCCTACGTTACTCATTACCTTGCTGCCGAATCAAACTCTGAATGGCCTGACCCGTGGACCTTATTACACGAAAACTACTACTGCGATCTTGCAAAAACGTTAGGAATGTTTTATACTCTAGCTCTATGCTCGCATCGCGGAAAAGCCATTGCTGACCTCGAAATAAGAGTATATAAAAATATTAAAACCCAAGATATAGTTAACACGGTTTGGGTAAATCAGGGAAAATATATACTTAATTTCACATTCGATACGATAGTAAATAAAACTCAAATCGATGAAAATTTTATTTTAAAATATCAATACACCGAACACGATCTACAACTTGACACATACTAGAACAAGGAATCAATATTAATGTCACACATACAAGTAATTAAAAGAAGCGGCGAGAAAGTTCCGTTGGACATCAGTAAGATACAACGACAAGTGGCATTTGCATGTAGAGGAGTTGACGGAGTAAGTCCGTCAATGATTGAGATCCGGGCACAATTAGAGTTTCATGACGGTATGACCACCGAGACCATTGATCAATTGCTATTGCAGTCAATGGTTAGTCTCATCGACGAAAACGAAAATCCAGAAATCAATAATGTAAATTATCAACATGTAGCAGGCCGACATCGTTTGAGTATGTTACGCAAAGAAGTATATGGAGAATACAAACCTCCTAGGCTTTTCGAAATTATAAAAAGAAATGTTGACTTTGGTATGTACACTCCGGAGTTGTTAGAGTGGTACACCGAAGACGAATGGAATATTATTGATCTCTTTATTGATCACGACAAGGATGAAAACTATACCTATAGTGCCATTGCACAACTTGCTGAAAAATATCTAGTTCAAAATCGTGCCACGGGAAAAATTTATGAAACACCTCAGATTCGTTATGCAGTTGCTGC